GTTCTCCTTGTGCTCCTTGTCATACCAGGCAAATCCGAGCCTGTATTTTGCTGGGTCGAAGTTGTCCTTTCCTCCTGCGTATTCCAGGAACTGCTTGCGGGCCTTGTTGGCGTCCCACTTCGTGTCGTCTGGGAGCCAGGGGTGCTTTTTGTATGGGACTACTGTTTTTTCCTCTCCGTGCACGAGTCCGTATGCCTTTATAACCGCCTCTATCATTGCCTTGTCTCCGTGCTGCACGGCGTTCAGGACGGCTGCGGGGTTCGCTGGCACGCTGACGTGTGAGATCTCCAGGAGTTCCTGTCTGGTGTACTTCCTGCGGAGGTCTCCCTCGTTTATGTCGGTCCACTCTTTTGGAATGAAGGAAACGCTATAGGCTGCCAGTCCTGCCTCTACAAGACTCCAGGCGTAGTCTGCTGCTTCGTTTCCTTTTCCGACGAAGTATTGAAATGTGGCCACGAGGCCCTCTGGTGTCTTCTGGAGGGATTTGGCCTTTCCGAGGATCTCCTTGACGCCGCCCCAGATATTGTGTGAATTGAGCAAGACCGGGTTTTTAAGGTAGTTCTCTATTTCCCAGCCCTGCGGGTCTATCACCTCCCCGTCTCTGTCCACGGTAGCGCTTGAAACCAGGACGGTGACGGTGTGGTTCTCCTTGTCTATAGATTTGATTTGCGCCTGGAAGCGCTTTTCTATTCTCTCCATTCTACTCCTCCCGTTTTGGTATGTATGCTACTGTACAGCGGCAGTTGACTGTATTTGCCGCCGAAGCGGAGGGGTCTCCAGGATACTGGAGGCTCTCTCCGTCCACAATAAAGGGTGCTCCTGCATCTACTCTTTGTCCATCTGCGTCTCTGTGTGCAGGACGCACCACGTTATCTCTCTGTGCTATCCATTCCTTTTCAAGGGGTAGTCCGCTTGCGAGGGCGCCCTGGTGCTGTCCCCAGTTGACGGCACGAGCCGTCTCTGTCCTTGCGATTACGAAGGCTCGGCCTTCCGTGAGGTCCTCCACGTGGTTGACTGCATCCAGGATTGCCTGCTTGATTTCGTCTGTGCTTGCCCCCTGTTCCACGCCCTGTGCTACCGCTCGTGCTATATTCTCCCTGATGAGGTTCTGCAGGGTATCGGTCACCTGTGTTGCCGTCTCGTATGTGTGCTGTCGTATCCAGTCAAGGAGTTGCGGGTCCTGCTCTATGCTGAAGGATGTCTCCACTCCCAGGTCTGCAAGCAGTACTGCTGCGCCCTGCTGGGAGTATGCTGTCCAGAGCGGTTGCATGTTCCGCTGGACTGCCTCCCTGTATGGTTCAAAGTCGAAGCCATCCAGGAGGTCGTCTGGTTCAAATTTTCTAATATATGCTTTTGCCTGGATCTGCTGCTCTATGTGCTTTTTGACATCTCTGACGATTCTGCGAAGGCTCTTATGGAGTTCTTTCTGCATCTTTCGCTCCATCGGGTCCGTGAGGGCCTTGAAGCGGAGCCACATTTTTCGACGGGTCTCTGCATCCAGTTTCCTGTGGAATTTGACCTGACGCTTTTGCAGGTATGCTTTTAACAGGGTTCCTATTTCGCTGGTTCTCTTTGTCGGGGTGGCTGTCGCAAGAGGCAGGATGTTTGCGGTGCCCCACCAGGTGTCTCCGTATGCGACTGGTTCTTTGCCAATCTGTTCCCTTACCTCGTTTATTGTCAGGACGCCGTCCTGCAGGTATATGTGTGCTACCTCCGCCTGCTCCTTTTTGTCTGCCTGGAGTTCTGGCACGTGGCTGGTGTCAAATTCGCTGTACAGTTTCTCATTTGTGAGGAGCGGGATCGCTCCGTATGTGATGGTGTCTGCGACCTCTCGCAGGATGGGGAGCATTGTGTTGTTCCAGAAGATCCTCATCTGCTCCTTTGCCGTTGCGTAGTTCACTTTCTCAATCACATTTATCAGGACGCTTGGTACTCCAAATGCGCTGGAGATCTTGTCTCGTGTTAGTTTTTCCAGGTCGATGTACTGAATGTCTGCTGGTGTGAGGGCCAGGGTCTTAAATTCCAATCCGCCCTCCAGGATGAGAGGATTCGCTGCGTTGAGATAGCCTGCGTGGTTGTTCTGCCATTCCTGTCGTATCCTCTTTCGTTGTGCTTCTGTGAGGGGCTGGTCTGTCGTGAAGTATCCTGGCATAAACGCTCCTCCGTCCAGCAGGTTGTCGTTCAGGATGTCTGCCTTGCGCTGCATGGTGACGGGTTTCTGTACTGGCTTGAGTGGTGAGAAGCCTATCAATCTCTGGAACGGATTGAACGTCTGGAAGATGACAGTTTGTCCTGCGTCGTATGTGATATATCCCTTGCCCGTGAAGTAGTCCACTCGGTAGCCTTGTGGTGTGCGTTCTACGATGACGACATAGTCGCTGTCCAGGAGTTCGATTTGTCCTGCCTTAATCACCCAGACGGCAAATCCTTTAATGTGCATCCAGGCGAGGGTGTTTGCAATGAGGCGCTTTCCTGTGAACCAGGGGCTTGGCTTTCCGAAGAATTCTGTCCATTTTTCGTTCTGCTCTCCGTTCCAGTCCTTGATGATGAGGTCTGCGTGCATGCTGGTGTATGCGATTGCCCTTACGCAGGCGTAAACCCACGAGTTCACCTCGAATATCTGCTCCTCCGTTAGGTTTCCTGTGCTGCGGATTCCCTTGATGAGGGCGTCCAGGGAGCGTGTCTGGAATCCCTTCTGCACCTCTCGCCCTGTTAGTTTTGCCAGGGCTGACTTGAGGCCCTTTATAATCTCCATATCGTCACTCCTCCTTGCTTTTTAAGGTGGGTATAAACGCCGTAACGCACAGCGTCGACGGCGTGGTCATTCATTTTGACGGGTTCATCGAGCGTCTGCCCGTCCTTCTCTTTCCACTTGTAAGACTCGAACTCTTTGTTTAGGTTCGTGTTCTCTGGCTTGCTGTATATCCTCCTGTCGAGCAGGAGAGCGAGCCCCTCTCTGACATTTTTATCCGCAGGCCTGACGTCCCAGCCTGCGTCCTGGAGTTCCCTGATTCTGTCTGGCTCTGCGGCGTCGGCGTAAATGGTGGCGTCGTATGGTATTTGCAGTTCCTGCATTTTTCTGATCAGGTCGCTATTTGTGAGGTGTCTTTCGTAGAGTATCTCGTGCAGGAATATGTCCTGGTCCTTGATGTCTATGCGCACGAGGGCGGTGGGATTGTTGTATCCGAAGTCCAGGCCGTAGACGGTCTCGTCTGGTTCCTGCGGGTACTGCTCTGCAGGGATGATCCTGAAGTTGTCCTGGAAGACAAGCCCCTTGACCTCTGCCCACTCTCCGTGCAGGTATATCTTTCTGTAGGTGTCGTCTTGCAGGCTCTCCAGCGTGCTCCTATATTCTGCGTCAATAAAGGGGTTATCGTAAACGTTGTAGTGCAGGACTGTGGCTCGTGGATCCTGCTTTCGCTCGAACCTCTCGTAAATCCAGCGGGCTCTTGTCAAGACTGGGTTAAGCGTGAGGATGATCTGTTTGTAGGTCTCCGTCTTTCCACGCAGTCGCAGGTCTAACTGATTGAAGTCGTCTTCTGTGATCTCCGTTGCCTCCTCTATCCAGATGGAGGTAATTCGTTCTATGGATTTGAGTTTTTCGGGGTCGTCTAATCCTACAAACAGGATGGTCTGCGTCCTGCCGTTGACGGTGAAGGTGATGGTCCTGTCTGTCTTGTTGTGGATGTATAGGATTCCTGCTTCTGCCAGGACCTCTTTGATGAGCGGGACTACGCTGTATCGCAGGGTGGCTGCCACTTTTCTAACGCAGAGGTATCTGTGCTCCTGCGGTTCTGTTATTAGCCTGTATACAATTTTGCGTGCTGCGAAGTGGCTTTTTCCTGCTCCTCCGCCGCCTACCAGGATGAGGTATCTACTCTGGTCCTGGAGGGGCTTTTTGTATGCCGTGGAGAAGCGTAAAACTCCCATCAGATCTCAAACCTCTTTGTAAACTCCGCCTCGATGTCCTCCAGGCGGAGGATTGTTCCGTCTTTCCTGTGTAGTTCTATGTCGTGCTTTCCGTAGAGACGGTAAAATCGCAGGACTGCGCTGTCCACAAAGACGGGGTCGAGTTCTATTGCGTAGGCTGTCCGTCCGACCTCCTGCGCTGCAATGAGTACTGTGCCCCCCCCTGCGAAGGGGTCCAGGACGGTGCCTGCTATCGGCGTGCCGTCATAAATGAGGTGTTTGTATAGCGGGACCGGTTTTTGCGTTGGGTGGTATGTGTTTTTCTTGGGGCGTGGATGGAAGAGTACGGTCTTTGCGTTCGGGTCTCCGTAGAAGTTGTGAGTCCCGTGCCAGCCATAGACGATGTATCCTGTCTTTTCCGTGGTGGTGCCGTGGAGCAGGAATTCATGCTGATTGTTGTAATCGCTGCGGGCTATGACGGCGCTGTCCTTGATCCAGATGAGATATGCGGAGACGTAGTATCCTGCGTTCTCCATCGCTCTGCGCAGGTCGCAAAGCGAGGTACTGGCAATAAAGATGTAGGCTGTGTTTTTCTCTGCGAGGTGGTCTCGTATGATCCGCAGCCACTTCTCCGCCCAGATCTGGAAGTCCTCCCCTTTGAGGTCGTCATGTTCCAGGTCTTTTCTCTTTTTGCGTCCGATGTGCTGTGCGAGGTATTCTGTCTTTTCGCCGTAATCCACGCCATACGGCGGGTCTGTGACTATGCTGTCCACCTTTTCCCCTTGCAGTAGGGCCTCGTAGGTGGCTGGGTCTGTGCTGTCTCCACAGATAAGGCGGTGCTTTCGCAAATACCAGATGTCGCCTGGTTGCGTGAACGGCTCGCTCTCTATCTCGTATGCGGGGACATCTACGTCCTCCTCCTGGCCTTCTTCTGGATCTGTGTCGAGTTCCTCCTGGATGTCGAGGATGTCCTCCATTCCCAGGATGCTGGTGTCAAAGTCTGCTTTCTGTAGTTCGTCTATCTCGATTGCGAGGAGTTCGTTGTCCCATGCTCCGAGTTCCACCAGGCGGTTGTCCACGATCCTATACGCCTTCACCTGTTCTGGAGTGAGGTGGTCTGCGTAAATGACGGGTACCTTTTTGAGGCCGAGTTTTTTCGCTGCAAGTAGTCGGCCGTGTCCTGCGATGATTTCCTTGTCTCTGGTGACGATGATTGGGTTAATAAAGCCAAATTCCTTGATTGACGCCGCTATGAGTGCCACCTGGTCCTGGCTGTGCTGTCTGGGGTTGCGTATGTAAGGCAGCAATTCCTCCACGGGGAGGAGTTCTATTCTACTTGCTACTCTTTCCTTTTGCTTTGCCATGCTTTTCCTCCGTATCTACAAACTCCACCTTGACCTTATTCTCCACCTCTCCGCTGTGGTGGAGTTCGGTCTTTTCTGTGTATCCTCTGCTTTTACCTCGTGTTTTGAGATAAAATATGATTGCGGTGATGTTTCCTTCTCTAATCTGCTTGAGTAGTTGGCTCTCTGCAAAGTCCAGCAGAGCCTCCTGTATGTCCTGGACCCTGGACTTGAAGTCGGGGTCACTCTCCATCCATCTGTATATGGTCTTGCGGTCCAGGTTGGCCTGTCTGCAAGCCTGGCTGATGTTTCCTGCCGTCTTTTCCAGGATGAGCAGGAAGGTCTTTTTCCTTTTGAGGGTTCTGGAGTTGCCTTTCATTAATTCTATTTTATTGCACCGCTTGCATTTTGTCAAGACCGGGTATTAAAAAAGGCGGGGTTCGTGCCCCGCCTCGTTCTCTTTTTTGTGCCTGTGGCGTGTGTGTCTACACTTTCACTCCTCCGTGCCTTTCGAGTACCTGCATGAGCGTTTTCACGAGTGCCTCTCTATTTACTTTCTGCCCGTACGTGCTGATATAGATGGTCCCGCATTTCCTGCATTGCGTGACGCCGTACTCCTCTCCTGCATGCCAGATCCGTATAATGGTGTGTCCGTCCTGCGTCCAGACTCCGCCCATCGGTGTGTGGTCCTGGCAGACCACGCAGTACCCTGTTGGGTGCTTCCAGAACCTGATTTGCGGAATTATTTCTTTAAAGAGTTCCATAA